GCTTCAGCGTCAATAGTTACACTTCTAAGTCCTTCTAATACCTCTTGATAACCAGCAGAGTCTTTAGTTGTAGCCTCTCTAGTCTCCATTGAGAAGCTAATATTTGCAGTAGTTGAATACGTAATTGGGACGAAAGTTGTTCCTCCTGCTACGTCAACAGATACTACTAAGTCTGTTCCATTTATAATTCCAGTTGTTGCCATTTTAAATTTATTTATTAATTAATTAATCTTCTTTTTTAGTTTCCTTTTTAGTCACTGGTTTAACAAAATCATGAGGTTGTAAGATTTCAATCGTATCTTTTAACCATAACTTTTTCGCTAAGCTTTCTTTAAGTTGCATTTGACTTCCAGCTTTTGTAACCTTTACATCTTTATGTAACTTATAATCTTTTATAAATTTTACTATCATAATTTTATTGTTTTGAAATTCTTATATCAAATTCTAACGTTGCAAAATATGCTCCAGTAGGACCAAGATCATCTTCGAATCCTGTATCAATATCTCTAAAAGTACAAGACTGAACATAAAAACCACTAGCAACTGGAGCTGCACTTTTATATCCATCTAATAGATCTCTTATATCACCAGCATAAATCTCTAATCTATCCCATCTAACTTTAGGATCTAAAAAAATATTTACTAACAATGTAGTAGTATCTAATGTGCTTACTCCAGACTTTGTAGGAGTTGGATCTTGATTTCTAAATCCATAAGTTATCCAAAAACCATCGTTGTTAGTTTGTATTTGAGCTGCGTTAGAATTCACCTCAGGATAAACTAATCCAGTAAAGCTATTTGTACTACTTGCTGTTAATGTTTTATAAACAAATTCACCTGATATTTGATTCCTACCTAAACTCATTTAATTCTCGTTCCAAATAGTTTCATACTTCTTTTGTTTAAAGTATTTAAAATCTCTTTTTCAACTAAAGCCATCGCTTGCGGAGCAGATGCATTTGTTGCTTTTGGTAATAAACCAAGTCCGTTTACTTTATTGTTAGACTTCCCAGGTTTAAATCCATATTCTAAAAAGTAAAAGTAAAAACCAGACTTCTTTTTAATGTACGCTTCCGCAGCTGATTTCTTTTCACTCTTAGTCATACCTTTCTTTGCAGTTATTCGCTTAGGTACTCTTACAATAGGCCCTACAAATACTGAAGGTCTTCCTTGTTTAGTTAATCTTTTAGAAGGAAATATTTTTATACTTCTTTTAAGTTTACCAGTATTATTTTTACTTCTATTAGCTTTGCTCTGTATTAAGTTTTTTAAGTTTGCTTGTATTGGTTTAGCTGCTCTTTTTAAAGAAGTCAATAAAGCTCGATTCATTTTACTATTAGTCGGATATAATTTATCTAAACCAGACTTAATGTCAAGCAAACCTTTTTTATCAATATCTATTTTAACAGAATCAGCCATTATTCTTCTCTTGATTGTATTCTAGTACATCTAATCTTTAATCCTTCAGCTCTACCTATTTCCTCTATCCCTGTTATTTCATAAAAAAACTGTGTACCAGATGAATTTTTGTATTGATATATGCTAATTTGACTATCCATTTTAAAAGCAGTATTGAATCTTACAATTATTTCAATATCATTAACTCCATGAACCATATCACCTTCTAATTTAGTTTCGCTTTTTCTTAAAGATCTTCTAAAGTAAAATGTAGAATCTTGAGTTGCTGAAGTTGTTTGTTGACCATCATTCCTTATAATATATGAAGTAGTGTACAAAATTCCAACTTGATCAAGATTTCCAATGTTTAACATTATATCGTAGCTAATTTGTATTGGTTAATTATATGCTGAGCTCCTAGTGGTATCTTATTTACTATTGTCCCTGTAATAACATCTTGTCTCATTTCATAGTATCTTCCTATGATTAAAAATATAGCTTGTCTTAAACCATGTGGAATGTCATTTTGATCATTTATTCCAGCCTTAAATTTAACTTCTACACTATCAGGTTTGTCATAAGTATCTGGCCAATCGTTATTAGTTGTATTGTACAATCTAATACTAGCCATTGGGAAATTCAAATTACTTACATAGTAGTCTGTATCTACTACTAAAGTTGTTAGAACATTGTCAGTATTGTAATACTTAACTGATTCGACTTCGTGACCATTAAGTCCTAGGTCTATTACAGGTAAAAAACCATCAGCAATATATGTCATTTGTTGATCGGCAGTTATAGCAATGCTAGTTTCTTTTTCTACAATACTTACAGCTATTGAAATTAAAGCTTCAATGTATGTATCATCACCAGTATAAGACGAGTCTATTCTTAATTGAGATTTCGCTTGAGCTAAAGTAATAAACGACAAAGGATTCCCTTGATTCCTTGTTCTTAGTCTACCGTAAGGTAAATAATTATTGTAAATAGCTACGCCAAAATCATTTATAATATAACTCATCTTTTTCTTTTAAAAGAATGCGAGAGGGAGCCTCAGCCCCACTCTCTTATTCTAATTTAATAACTATGCAGTTAACGAAGTAAACTTAGTAAATCTAGCACCTTGAGCTACTTTGAAGTCAATCAAAGTGTTACATACCAATCTGATTTGGTTGTTTATAGCTACAGTGTAAGGATCAACTAAAATATCAACTCCACCAAACATTCCTACTTTCACATTTGACCAATCGCCAAATAAACCGTTTGCAGATACACCAGCACTTTTTCCTACGTGAGTATTGTAGTAAGTTGGGTAACCGTTAACGATTTGCTGATTGAAGTTCATGTTAGATCCCATTGCAGGATTCACAGAAACAACTTGAGCAGATCTCTTTAATTGAGCTAAAAAGTCAGGCGATAATACGTAAGCAAGATTTCCAGTTAATGATTCTGCATTAGCTTGTTCTTGTTCAGCCAAAGTTAAATCAGCAAACATTGAAACAGCATCAGCAAAAGCAGCAGTCTCAGTAAAAGTGTTTACGCCAGAAGTTGCAGCTACAGAAGTAGGAGCATTTGTTACAGTTGTAGCAGAGAACATTGCTTCAGCGATTGAATCAGCAACAGCTTTTCCTAAATCACCCATAATAGCAGTTTCAACGCCAGATCCGTTTTGGTGTAGTAACTCTTTAGAAACGTTAACATATCCTGCAATTCTTGAAGGAGTTAATGTAACGCTAGTAAAAGCAGCACCACCATCAGCTGCACCAGTATTTTCAGCAGCCATCCAAGCAACAGATTGCTTATTGATGATTGGAATACGAGCATCAGCAGTTAGATTCATAAAGTCAGCACCTAATTGAGTGTAAATAGCATCCTCACGAATAGCAGATACAAAAGCCTCAACAGAAAGTCCAGCTATATTAGAAGTAACATCAGCTCTTTTTTCAAACATAGATGCAGGAATACCAGCACCATTAATTGAATTTCCATTAGCTCTTGCTTCACTTACAGCTTGTTCTTGCATTTCTTTTTCAGCACCATCAAGATTGTTGTTTACAATACCATCAATGTGCTTTAGAAAAGAGTAAGATCTTTTTACTTTTTCTTCTTCAGAAACAACGTTTCTTACTTCTTTCTTTTTCATTTCTTCCATTTTTAAAGCTCTTTCAGCTTTGTTTTTTAATTCCTCCGCTAAAAGGTTTTTTTCGTCGAAAGATACAGCTTCATCTTCAGTTAACTCACGCTCTTCAAGCTCAGCAACCGAAACTAAAGACTCCATACTTTCAAGAACGCTTGCACGCTCTTCAGTGTAAAATTTAGATGATTTCATCAAAATATAGTTTAGTTAAAAATTTAATTTATTTAATTTTAATTTTAAAGAAGCTAACGAACGTTTGTGTAAATCTTTTTCCTCACGTTTATTATCTTCTTTTTCCTTTCTTAAACTTTCGTCTAAGCAAGACTTTTTCCATGTTTCCATAGAGCGTAAACCTACAGTAGCATCCTCGTATGCGGGATAAGTTACTGCACTTACATCGTATAGCCTAGATACCTTTTCTATTGTTCTAATAGTTCCTTGGTCTGTTCTTTCCCAAGAATCATCTTCAACAGTAAAAGCAAATGAGCTTTGAGTAACATCACCTCTTTCTAAAGAAACTCTTAAGTCTCTTCCTACTTGAGTATCTGGCAATCTTACTTCATATCTTAATCCTTTTTCATCAGTCCTTAATTTTAAGGTTCCTGATATTGTTCTACCCATAATATAATTAGCATCATGGTTAAACAAGAATCTTACATCGTCTTCTAATCTTCCTTCAAAAGCTCTAGGAGAAATAAGTTCTCTAAAACCTCCAAGGTTATTACTTAATGAATTAAACACAGAACCATATCCTACTACAATACTTTGACCATCTTCTTCTCTAACTTCTAAGTTATCTAAAGTAAAAGTTCTAGTCTCTTTTTTAGGCAAGTCATTTCTATAATCTTCCGAGATCATATCTTCTTCCATAGGAGTTTCTTCTAAAGGAGTTTCAACTTCATTTTCATCATACTCTTTTTCGTATGTGATAATGATTTCATCCTCAGTTTCTTCTATTTTTTTAATGTGTCTTTGTTCTGATTCCATAGTTCTTTCTTCTTCATTTTTAATTTCTTTAACTTTTCTTTTTGACCAACTAAATCCAGCGTCTCCTCCCCATAATGCCCAAGCAATTCTTCCATTACTTGGATAACCTTCTTCACCTGGTCTAAAACCCTCAGCTTTCTTATCAACTTCATGTCTACTAAAAAACGAGAACATTCTTTTGATAGTGCTAACTGATAAATTCTTTTTATTCTTTATGTCTCTAGCTCTAGCTATTCCAACTTCTGTTCCTCCTCTACCAAACTCAGATCGCCATTCTAATCCTTTAGTGGCTTCTGAGACCATTCCCTGAGTTGGTGTGCCATTTATATCAGCCAAAGCTCTACTGTCCATCTACGTCGCTTTGTGCATCAATTGGAGCATAATTTAAAGCATAGTAATGTTTGTCACCATCAGAACCAATATCGTTCATGTTCTCCATTCTTCTAATATCATTAATAGAAAGAACACCTATGCTACTCATATCTTTATAAAATTTTGCTCTTGCTTCAGAATCACCTCTTAGCATTCCGTTTGCGTTAAACATTATTTTGTAAGTATCTTGTTCATTCTCTCTAAATAACTTTCTCTCCAATTCTTCTTCTAAGTTAATTAGATAAGGTCTAAGAGTATGCGTTAAGAAGTCAATGCCTTGTTGTTCTATATTTGTAAACGTAGCTCTATCTAAATCACCAATCATATGAGGTGGTACTCTAAAGATTCTAGCTATTTCTGTTACTTGAAACTTTCTAGTATTTAAAAAATCAGCATCTTGAGGATTCATAGAAACTGGCTTAAAACTCATTCCCTCTTCGAGTATGGCAGTTTTATGAGCATTCATTGGCCCATTACCATAAGAACTATTCCATGAAAATTTTAGTCGATCAGCAGCTTCTTTAGAAAGTTTACCAGGATGCGAAAGTATTCCAGAAGGACTTGCTGCATTTCCGTAATAAGCTCCACCATATTTATTAGCGGCAATACTTAAACCAAATGAATCTCTATGTGTTTCTATTACGCTTCGTCCTTTTATACCATCGTAACTTAATCCTTGAAAGTGTAGCATGTCATCATGCTTTATTATTCTACTTTCTACAGTTGGTCCAAAACCATCACCGCCTTCTTTTATTTCGTAAAATATTTCACCACCTTGAAGCTTAA